CAATAGTACCAAAGAATTTGACCATCTGAAATTATCCCCCATCACTGATGACGATTTTCTTGGGGCACAGATACTCTTGGAAAATCTCGGGTATAAGTTCGGAGCCGACCAACTTCCCGTATGGAAACAATTTGAAATAAAACATAATCTCTAAAACACAAACAAAATGACTGGAGCACACAAATGCACCTACCGAGACGCACTTCATATAAAGTTGATGATTTCCGAAGGTCTAACCAATTCCGAAATACATAAAACATTTATTTCCGAAAAGGGTCACCAAATATCCCGAGCACATATTGATAAAATACGCAAGGGGCAAAGATGGAACTCTAAAATCTATTCCTTCGTTCCAAAGGACGAATTGAAAAGTTTGAAAAAATTGACCACCAAAATTAACGATGGTTCAGTCTTTCATTCGGAGATAGGTAAGGTCATCACATATACCGACGAGAAGTGGATTTATCTTCATTTTAAGGACACTTTATTAGTAAGACAGGAAACCTACCTTATAAAAGATGAAAAGACGGCTGTGGACAATTTTGCAGAAGCACATCATCTTTTTGTAAGTCAGTATTTATAGGAATGAAACAGAAAAACTTGGAAATAGTTGATGGCGTTGAGTGGTGCCTTTGTAGTGCTTGTGGTACAAAGAAGATTTGTGAATTGAACTTTTACTACGACAAACGTCACAACTATTTTACGAATGTTTGTAGGCTCTGTATGAATGCTCAAAAGAGAGACAAAAATTATATTCCCAAATACCCGCCAGGGGATATACTTCAGTCGAAACAAGTTTTACGTTTAATTGGCTATGACCCTGATAGTAAAATACCTGTTCACGAACAATTCAATCTAAAACACGACTTATGACGGAGTTCGACAAAGACCTTCAATACATCACTCACATTTTCAACCGGTCTAACACAATATCGGAGTTAAATGAATTGAGAAGATTATTCAAACATTTCTTGGATAAGTGGTCTGTACGGCTTTCACCAACAGACCCAACATTCATAAAAATAAAACAAGACTGGGGTGAAAAAATAGAAGAAAAATACAAAAAAATCTCAAAATTGTATATTTAATTCTTGTTTTCATCAAAAAAATATACTATTATTATCTTATGGGAGCACAAAACAAAAACTATGAAAAAACAATCCCTACGAGACCATCGGAACGTAGGGAGTTGAAGGAAGAATTAGAGTTCTTGGTATTCAAGAAACAATTCCAAAAAACGATTAAAAAATAAGGGTCAGTTTCTAACTTAAGGGACACGACTACAGGTAGGGGGATTTTCCATATTGACCCCTACCTTTTCTATTCCCCTGAACCTTTGCCCCCGTACCACCAGGGTATTCCACAGCCAAAATCACCACAGCCTAAAGTATTGTTTCCCCAACTACCAAAGATGTAATTTCTTGATGGTAATGTAATAGGTGATTTGAATGCTCCTGTAAACTCGGGAACGAGTTGTCCCAAATTGGTTTGAACTGCGTATTCAGGGTATTTCGCGTTGTTGAAGACCAAGTGTCTTCTCATCAAATTATCCAAAAACTCGGCTCTGTCTTTAGCCTGACCTTTTAGATACTGAAACTCCTTTATACCAACAGGACTTGATTGCTCAGACCTGAATTGTTGAACACCGACATTTACGATTTTGACGAACATATTATCCAAGATGAGGTAATAGGAAAATGCTATGAGGGTTTGAACAATGTAGTTATTCAGGAGTTCCTTGTAATTGGCATTCTGTGGTAAATCAATCTCGTTGTCTCGAACCAACTGCAAAATCTTTTCATAAAGGTTGGTACCTAATGTCTCTTGAATGAAAATATTTTGAGCCTGTTGTATTCCGTATCTCAACTCTGAGGAGTCAACATTTTGGTCAATCGGTGCGTTGTCCTTTAATTTCTGTTCCGAAATTAGTAAAACATTATAAATCATTTTGAATGCTGTTTTGAACTATAGTTAAATCCACCTTCTCATTCGGATACATCAATTGCAATACAGGTTCCAATTCACGAATTACGAACTCCTGTAGAGGTTGTATTGTGGTTTTCATAAACAGGTTGTAGGTTGTTTGTAGTTGGTCTGCAGAGGAATTAAAACCGGTAGGATTTGGTAGCCCGATAATTGAACCATCAACGATTTGATGGGCTGCGAGAATATTTTCCCGAACCAAAGCAAATATTTCTGCGTATCCCCCTTGTTGAATACTTGGTTGTATTTGGGTGATTTCAGGTTTCATTCCTTCCCCACCCCAAGAAACTATAATACGACCGGTATTTTCAGCACCGGTATATCTCTGTTCCAAACGTGCCAAAATGTCTTCTTGGTCGTTTTGTGAGTCAGGTGCTTCGGTTGGGAAATGTATAAAGAGTGATGGGCTTGCTCCATTTGAAATTTGGCTAAGGTTGAATTGTGAAATTGCTCTCGACAGACGAATATCCAACATCGAACTCAAATAGTCAGGAACTCCATAGAAAAGATAACCGGGTTGGTAATTCTTTATATGTACGATTTGTCTATCTGTGAAGTTTTTAGGGTCAAACTCCTTAAGTTCAACAATGCCAGATTTTCTCCACATTGCCCAGTCGTGGCAATAATACCAAGTATCCGAAAAAAGTTCCGTGTCTTCAGGTTGTCCCGCACGCATAAACTTCGAAGGAATAATGTGAAAACCACTTATACCCTCTTTCCTGTCCTTTTTCCAAACGATTTCAAGGAATACATTACCGGTGACCACAAACTCAAAGAAAATCTGTTTAATGACGTCATTTAGGTATTCTTTGTTATTTATCTTGAAGTCTTGGCTGAAGCCCCTACCCGCAGCATTATTCACGATGCTTTGAATACAAGCGTGATGAATTGGTGAGAAGTCGGTGTATAAATACCAACGTTCAATTTCCATATTGTCAAGTCCCCAACGCACGAACGGCTCATTCCTATTTCGTTTTTCAACGAAGCGTTCCACGTTTTCAACTCCGAAGTTTATAGTATCAATTTTCAGCATTGTCAAAGTCGTATATTACATAATTATCAGCCTGTCCCGAGTAGGTAATAGGAATATTTTGATTTACCCCCACAACATTCACCAAAGTTTGATAAATCACTCCATCTGACAAACTCGGTAGTATATTTGTGGTGCTCGTTTGTTGGTAGACATTCAAAGAGTATTCACCGGGTATTAAATGTACGTTTGTTTGTCCGCAAATTGTAGCCCCAGTCAAAACTTCGGGTATTTGGTCGTCCACATCAATACAGAAAACATCATAACCGGGTTTGTAGTCCGTAGCCGGTAAAACCCTGAAAGGTATAAAGTTCCATTCCAAGTTTGAAAGTTTGTGTTTCAAACTCCACAAAAATACTGGGTTGTTGATTGTAGCGTTTCGGCTACAAACTGCGGCACTTTGATTTTGTTGACCTTGATATATGTAAATCATTTCACTTCAATTAACAGAATGTAAATCCGGCACCCTGTGGTAGACCACCCACAATATACCAACGCGCCGTAGTACCGAGACCATTCATATCACTTGCGTAATAACCATCTCCCACAGGGGTAGTCATATTTATGTCCGAATAGACGTACTGCAATGTATCTAAACAAGCCCAACAATTAAAAGGAGCACAAGGAGCACAATTACCTAAATCATAGGCGTAAACATTAAATGTTGTACCGGTTAGGTTATTACAAGCATCAGTTCCAGTTGAACCTGAAGCCACAACGAATGTTAAAATTGGAAATGATGTGGGGGTAGGCGTTGGCGTTGATGTTGGGGGTATTCCTGACGCACTTGGAGAGGGGCTATTGGTTGGTGTGATGGTGGGCGTTGGGGTCAAAGGTGGCACATAGCAATTTGAAGTTGAAAGTGGGTTTCCACTCATATCAATTTTTACTATTCCCATCGTTTGTTGTTCGTTAAAACTTGTAAAATCACCCACAAAAACCATATCCCCGTTTGGTAATACCGCACCTATTTCAGCACTGTTATTGTCTTGGGTGAATGTATAATCAAACCCGTAATTTACATTTGTTTGGCTTCCAAAGTTGGTATCAAAAACCCCTGTTTTACTTAAAGCAAAAATCTTTCCGTAAAAAGTTATTCCGTTAAAACTTTCATTCCCGGTATCAGTTGATTTTTGACACGTAATATAAAGATTGTTATTTGTGGGGTTCAACAAAATATTAACTTCGCCAATAGTACCTGTACTTGCCAAACCTGTACCTATATTACTTGTAAATGTGGCATCTAATACCCCTGTGGTTGCGTCAATTTTAGCAACACGATTTATTGAAGTACCATTATAGGTTGTGAAAGTACCAACGCAATAAATAAAACCACCATCATAAATTATGTCAGTCACAAGACCACTAAAGCCAGTTCCAACCCCAGTCATAAAAGTGGTATCAAGTGTTCCAAATTCATTAATTTTGGCTACCCTGTTTGCAGAAACCCCTTTATAGGTGCCAAATTGACCCCCAACAAAATAGTTTCCACTACCATCTTGGGTCATACAAAAAACCTGTGTGTTGAATCCAGTACCCGCAGTGAAAGTGGTATCAACACTACCATCAGATAAAAACTTTCCTATTCTATTTGCTGGCGTTGTAACGAAACTACCAACTACCATATAATAACTTTCATCAGGGGCAACTTCAATATCTGCAACGTTTCCGTTTATATTTGCTGAAAAAGAAGTATCCACACTTCCATCAGCAAAAAACCTTAGCATTCTTGTATTATTTGACTGATAGATATAACTACCACCAACCAACAAAGTTCCCCCGCTTAAAGGTGCAAAGCATTGAACCCCCACACCCGGGTTTAAATTTGAAATACTTTGTTGAAAGAATGACCCCTCAGCGTTGCCTGTAGTTGAATTAACCTTAGCGATGAGTTTAAGTGGGTTTCCTTGATAAAACTGAAATGTTCCACCCACAAACAAGGAACCACCTGAATAAAGTACCGCAGCGGGTTTTGTGTCGAAACCTTGACCTACACAGAATAAACCAAGCGGAGTGGGTGAAGGGGTAAATGAAGGGGTGACCGGTATTTGCGTTGCACTTGGGGTGGGTGTAGGCGTTGGCGTTGCCCCACTTAAAAAATTGGAATAAATATCCAAAATTGCCCTATTCTCCCCAAGATAGTTGGAGAATTGCTTATTCAAAAATACCCTATTACCCACCCCTCAAATTAAATTACAGGGTTTAACACAAATCCACCTAAAGTTTGGTTGGTAGAAGAAACCGCAGTTTCCATTGTGCCAACAGAATACGAAGCTTGAAGTGGGGAACTCAAACCACCATATAATTGACCTATGTTCGGTGAATTACCACCTCTAAATACATTAGGAAAACAAGTACCACCATATTCAAGCACAACACCCAACATATTATTTGCGAATTGACATTGTTCAGCGCTGTTAACTGGGTTTCTAAATCTCATTGTTGGTGCTACCGCGCCAGGGTTCGTTACCCTGAAAAGGAGGTAATAGAAACCACCCTTTTCAATAACCAAATCACTGCTGAATGCGTAGGTATAAAGACCCGTAGTTGTTGTATCCGCAGAAGTTGCTGAAAGTGGTGAGGTTAATTGGGTTTTTGGTTGAAAACCTGCGGTTGGGCAAATTTGACCATCATAAATTGCGAACTCATATGTATCTTGGGTTGAAGATATTGTGCCAATACCAAATGTAATTGAAGAATAAGAAATATTACCCCTGTCATAGAATAATACACTTTGTACTAAACCCTGTGCGCCAGCATTCATAGCGCTTCCAGCACCCTGAGCGATTCCAGCACCACCTTTTTGTCTTTGAACAGGGTAAACGGGTGCCAAACTCGAACCACCGATGTAGTCAGTTCCAATCAACAGACCAGTATTGTTTCCAAGTCCATCTTGAACCGCTTGAACCGATGAAGTTATACCAGTTGAACTATCAGCCAGTTTAATTAAACCCTGGTATGACTGATTTACTTGTTGATTAGTTAAACTACTCATTTTTGTTAATTTTAATTAAGGCTTGTTCCGCTGAAAAATTGGTTAAAGTAATTCTCACTTTCAACGGGTTTAGGTACGAACTCTATTATTGGTAAATCTTTTACCCAAGCATTCTGTGGGTAAATTGATGACTCAACTTCGTGGATTGAAATTACCCATTCTGACGGGATATTTCCATAAGACAATACAGGGTTGAACTTCCAAGATGGTTGAACCAACTGACCAACCAAATTATTCTTTTGCTCTTCTGTTAATTTTGCTACCAACATATCAATAGGTATTTCTATTTAGAGTTGTTTGGAATGTATTTATAATGTTTGCCAATACGGGAATATCTGTCATTTCAAGTTCATTCGTCATAATAACGAAACTATGTTGGTTTGCTTCATAATCCGCTGGCGTCCCACTTGAATTTTGTGCGGCAAGGAATAGTTGGTCTGTTCCCCAAGAAGTTCCCCCAACTGCGCCGGTGCCAATAGCAACACCATTTTTGTATATTCTTCCGAATGAAGGTAATCTTACACCGAAATATAAACCTTGACCATTAGAAACCGCAACTTGAAGTGCTGAACCACCACCAAACTGGAATAGTGCCCTTGTACCGAATGCTTCTTTTGTGACCAAATAAGAAGTTCCATTACCCAAATCAGTTCCACCTATGTTTGGTAAAGAATTGTAAGCGCCCAACATTCGTAAATCAGGTTCTTCTGTTTCACTCATATAGGTATTTGCGTATGCGTTCGTTCCATTACCGGTGGCTCCACTTGCGTTGAATGTCCAACCACCATTAAAAGTCAATCTATACGAACTATTTGAGTCATAGGGGGACTTTCCATTAATCCCACAAGACGCAGCAATACCACCCAACATAGGGTAAATTGCGATGATTTTATCCCACAAGCCATTTGTGAAAAGTTGGGTGAATAAAGTTTGAGTGGCTCCACTTTCGGTTGAAGTTATACCGGTTCCACCTGCGAAAGTCACCGCTGAAAGGTATAGATTAGCCGCTTCAGTGAATGCGCCGTTTGTAGGGGTCACGGACGGAGTTGGCGTATTTGCCGGTGTTGAACTTGGAGATGGTGGTGTAGTACAACCTGACCATTCTTGGGTAGTGAAATCCCAAGTTCCAGTTTGGTCGTTCCAAGTACAATTCGCAGTTGGAATTGTGGGAGTGGGCGTTGGGGTTATAGGTACTTGGGTTGGAATGTTATTTACGGCTACGACGCTTCTCCAAACAGGGAACTTGTCTTTGTTTTCAGCAAGCGATTTTAGGTAGTCCTCTACCTGAAACTTTTCCTCTACTTTTATTTGTTGTGGGACAAGGTGTCTATATTTTCTTCCGTTCCATTCCATCGGCTAAAGTTTTATAAAAAGGGGGAGGAAATCCTCCCCCCGATTAAGAAATTGTGAGATATGAAAATTACTCAGCATCAACGGTGATGCCGGTAAAGAGTGCTCCGAGAGTCGTGCTAACCACGAGCTCTTGAGATGCGTTTGGTTCTCCTCCAACGATTGTGAGTGCTGACATTCCGTTCAAATCCGAATATGCGGTCCCCGTCTGGATTCCGCCCTCAGAAACGAGCCCCCCATTTTCCCACGCAAAACTCCAATATCTATCGTTGTTATCAAGTACGATAGCGTAGATGTTATTTTGTGCGACGAGATTTTGGAATACATTTCTCAAATCTTGTGTGAGTTTCGGTAAATTGATTACCAAAGTTGGTTCAAATACTACGGATTGAGCCGTGGTATTAACGGTGATACCTTCAGTGAAAGAAGACGATTGCTTAACCAATTCGAACTTATAGAAAACACCACTTCCAGAAGCCGAGATGATTGCTTCGTTAGCGTTTTCTGTCCAACCCGAAATTGTGTTTCCTGCGCCCCCGAGAATCCAGCACGCCTTCACGCCTCCGGTACTCGCATTCCTACAATCTAAAGTATATCCCGATGAAATATAACAAGACATTTTTATTTGTTTTAAGTTCGTTTATTAAGCCGCGCGAACGAAGCTATCTACAGAGAATACACCAACGCCGTAAGTAGTATGCATATTGATTTTAACAATATCTTCAAATGGGTCATAAAGTGCCTTCGTTGTCATCATTTCAGCGTTCATTCCAATCATTATGTATTGAGCCGGTCCTGCGATTACTTTGTTTTGACCTGTAAGACCCTGTGTTGGAATTACTCTTACGTTTGATGCGGGAAGCATTACACCCCAGTCTGAACCTTGAGCCGCAGATGCGTCGTTAAAGTCAAATAGGTTGATGTATGAGTTGTTTCTCATTGAAGCAACCAACGCTCTGTAGTCTGCGTATCCGCAGTAGATTACGAGGTCGTCTCTGTGAAGTACATTCTCAGGAATTGCTTGGTAGTAAGATGTGAAAACTTCCAAACCATTTGAAGCCGTTGCTGCGGTGTATGCCACTGCGGTAGCACCGTTTCCTGTGGTTACAAGTGCCAAAACTCCGTCGAAACATTGTGAGTTGTAAGCCGTAGCACCGGTTGCGGTGGTATTTCTCCATAATTGGATTTCGATTTCGTTAGCCACTCTGTTGGTGATGTCCTGAAGAATTGTCTCTTCAAAAGGAACTGACTCTTGGAAATTGCTATCACTCAAATATTTTGAGAGGTAGGTGTCGTAAAGGTC